TTAGAAGATGATAATTTCATTTCGAGTATTCCAACTCAATTATTAAAAGAACAAGGTTTATCATTAATACCAAGTCAAGCTTATACTATTCTTTTAGAGTTAATTCAAGATGATAGTAAAAATAATTATAGTTTTATAAATGGTTATATTAATATTATCAAAGACTTAATTAAATTTGATGGTTTAGAAATGCCAAGAAAAATACTTTTTAATAGTAATAAGAAATATGTTGAGATTATTGAGAAGTTAAGATCAAATAATTTTATTATAGCAATTAAGAAAGGTTATTATAATAAATTAAATCCATCAGAATCTACATGCGCAATTTATACATTAGATACTTTTAAATCATTTACATTTATTAGTTTAGCTGAGGATAATATTGAGAATCAAATGAAAGTAGAAGTTGAAGGTTTATTAGAGACTCCACTTAATAATAAGAATTTCATTAATACTTTAATGAATACTACAATTTTAGCAACTGAAGCTATATACGCAGAATATAAATATTGTATTGAATCAGGTAAAGATTATAAGAAGTTCTTATCAAGAGTTAATACTATTTTATCATTTACAAGATCTAGATCAGCAGGTAAAGGTGAAAATGTGAATAGAGTATATTCATCATTTACTAGTCTGTCTAGAATATCTAGAAAGTTTCTAGTATATGATGGTAATCCATTCTTTGAAGTTGATATTAAGAATTGTCAACCTTTATTATTAATTTGTATCTTATCAGAAATGGAATTTGAAATTGATGAGAATTATATTGAAGATGTAACTACTGGTAAATTTTATGAGGCTTTAATGCAACAAGCTATTAAATTAAATGTAGTTAAACAAGTTAAATATACTAAAGATGATTCAGGTAATCAAATTGAAGCTAAGTTATTTGCAAATAGAGATGATGTTAAAGTATTAGTATATTCAGATATCTTATTTTGTACTCAATTAAAAGATACTGCAATTGTTAAAATCTTTAAGTCTTTATATCCAAAAGTTTATAAAGCTTTAAAAGAAATTACTAGTCAATTAAGTTTAACTGGAGAGAAGTTAGCAAAACCATTACAGAATATGGAAGCTGAAATCGTATTAAGTATTGAGCCTAAATCAAATTATTTTACTGTACATGATGCAATTTATTTAACAGATAGAAATGAAATTAATAGTATTAAATCAAGACTTATTACTAAAATTAAACAAAAAAGTAATGGTTTAATTAAAGATTTATTATTTGGGAAAATAGAAGAATTCGAAATAGTTAAATTACAAGAGAATGATATTGAGATTATGTCAATGAATTTAAGATGTAAGAATAAGTTTAGAAATCCAAATAAGTTATCTAGATTAATTCAATTTAAAGAATTATATGGTAAATATTCAACTAAAGAAATATGCGATAAATTGGATATTACAAGAAGAAGTTTTATGAATTATAAAAAACAATTAAAAATAAAATAAATCACAATATGAAAAAGAATAATCTTAATAAATTAATTAATTTATCACAACAAGCAACATTTGAAATTTTAAAAAAATTTAATATACCTGATATTAAACTACATATACCATTTATGTATTCAATTCAATTTAAAGATTATGTAGAATGGAGATATATTAATGATGAAATTGATAGTGAAATTATAGAATTTATTGAAGATAATGGTGAATTTTGTATAATTGAGATATCTCCTAGAGTATATGATTATGAAAATTTTATATTAGTTTTTTATGAAAATGCATTACCATATAATTATACATGTATTATATTTGATAAAATAAAACAAATTAAAAACTTATATTAGTCTAATAATATAGAATATAAACAAACAAATCAAAAATTAACAATATGAAAACAATTATCTTATCAATAGCTTTATTATTTGCAGTAAGTTGCAAAAAGAATAATGTACAACCAGAAAGTTCAGTTAATACTAATCAAACATCTCAAGTTCATACAATTAAATGTGAATCAGATGTAGATGATACAACTAACTTCTTTATGTCTATTAATAATGTCTATAAGAATCCAGCTACTACAACTTATACTGTGAAAACAGGTGATGTTATCTTAGCAACTGGTCAAAATTTACAATCAGTAACTGAATTACATGTATGGATTTATCAAGATGGTCAGTTAGTTAAACAAGTTTCAGGTACTCCTGGTTGTTATACTACATATACTGTAAATTAATTTGAATAAAACCGATTTTTCTGAAGGTTTACTTGAAATTAAACAATAAATAATCTATACAAAATAATTTAACCACAATGAAAATTTCCAGATCAACTTATTATTATCAAAGCAAAAAGAAATCAAAGACAGGTAATTGTGTTTACCTGTCAATTGATTCTAATGAAGTTATATTTTATGTAGGTGCAGGTTCTTTACCTGATGCTTTATCACCATATAATAAAGGTAGAAATTGGACTAAAATAGCTAAAAAAGGTTATTATACTAAAATAATTAAACGTGATATGGATTTAAAATCAGCAATTTATTATCGAGATTCATTAATTAAAGAATATGGTTTAATTAAAGATGGAGGTACTTTAGTTAATGAAATAAGAATTAAAGAACGTAGAAGAGTTAATATGTCAGCTATATTAGATATAGAAACTGTCATAGCTGTTCGAAACAAGATTAAAGACATAGACTATTCAAATTATAATAAGAGTAGATCTAAGTTCTATAAAGAATTCCAAGCTTATCCTTTAGATCGAGTATTTCATATGAAGAAGTTTGGCGATGATGTAGGTTTATCATTACCAACTGTAGCTAAATATGTTGAAGAAGTTTATAAAATAAGTGGATTTGAACGATGAATACAGTTTTAATACTTTGCATTATTTCAATACTTGTATCTAACTATAGATTATCTAAAATAACTCTTAAAAATCATGAATTATCAAATGAAAATATTAAAATAAGAGAAGAGAATCTTAAACTTAAAAAAGAATTAACTATAAGAATTGAAAATGAATTAGCTGAGTTAGAATTCATGCTTAAACGAATTAAAGAAAATAAAAAATACAATTATGAAAACAACTAAAAAGAAATTCAGTAGTCCAATTAATAATCAAGTAGAAGAAATATTAAATCTACTTAATCCTAAAGATAAAAAACAAAAGAAAAATAAATAATCAAACAACCATGAGAACCACAACCGACTACAATTTAATTGAATCATTCTATTCTAAAGAACACATCATTAATGATATCGTAGATAATTATATAGATTCTATTCTAATGTCAGACTTAGAATATATGGATCTTCAGTATCTTTATAAATTAGATGAATTTGAAGAAAGTAATCCAGACTTAGAAGTAGATTTAGATCAATTATCATATGCAGTAATTGAAGAAGATAAAGGTTATAGACTTAAAATTAAATTTAAAACTAAAAATAAAGATTAAACTATGAGAACAAATACTTATGAATTATATGAAAAATATAAAAAGGAATTCATAATTAATGATATTAGAGATAATTATAATGATGATATCATGCATATTGAAGAATATCTAGATCTTAAAGCAGAAGAGATTATACAGAAATTTAGAATTGCATATAATGGAATTGAAGTAGCTAAATCAGAATTCTGTTATTGGGAAGAAGATGATTACTTTATAATGAAATGTATAATTGAAATTTAAGAAAAGGAGAACTTAATTGTTCTCCTTTTTAATGAGTAATCACTATAGGAAGTGACCCTTTATTTAAAACTACCCCACAACCAATTATCGGTCTTGCATTAAAAGATTTATTATAGGCAAATGCAAAAGCATTATCATCTATTCCACAACCAACTTGCATTGCAAAAAGATTATTAACTTCACTTTGACTTCTTTGAACATATTGTATAGTATGTAAATGACCTTGTACAACACTTATTCTTGAATCTTTCATTCTTTTAAGAGCATTGTTTGTACCATGAGTGTACATGATATTATTAATAACTATCTTATCTACGAATTGCCATGTATCAGGCGCATGATATAATTCATTCCATGTACGAGCATATCTTCTTGATAAACCTGTAGCAAACATCTTTCTATATAAGATAAGATCATGATTACCTACAGTTACAATAGCATTAGGGAACATTTCATACCATTCTTCTAATTGTAATGCAGCTTCTTCAGCTTCATCTCCAGCACTTAAACCGTCTGGATCCGTATTATGAAATGATGAATAATGGAAATCAGCTAAATCACCGATGAATATAACTGTACCACAATTAAATATTTCTTGTTGATGTCTACAAAATTGAAGATATTCTTTATGAGTAAATGGTGCATGAATATCACCGATGACTAAGATATTATCTTTATTTGTTTTTGTACTTTTAAATGGTTTAGTGTAATTAAAGTTTTTGTACTTTTTAAAATACTTTGACATTTTTCATGTGGTTATTTTTATAGAGCTTATTAAAGCTAGATATTGTAATAACTACTTTGTGTCAACTTTATCTTCAGTCTTTGGTTTATCTTCAGCAATGAGACCTCTTAATTTAGAGTCCATAAATGTCTTAATATACTTGATAAAATTCTTACCTGTTGTTTTTTGGAAATTCTCAGATATCGAAGTAAACTCAGTCATTGCTAAGAATGCTAATGAGATCTTAACGAAAGGTATCTGTTCGAATAAATATAATTCACAAAGATGTGCTGATATAATTAAAAGTTGATATATTAATGATTTAGTTATAGCACCACTTAATTTCTTACTGGTAATAGTTTCACCATTTTTTTTAGCTGCAATAACACCAGTCATTGTATCAATCATAATTAAGATTCCGACAGCTATCATTGCTGGCTCGATTGAAGAGAAAAATATAGCTAATCCAATAGATATTTTTTTAAGTAATGTTAAAAAAAATGTTTTCATTTCTTTGATTTAGTTATTTTTATTTTTTCCTTTTGTTCATCGCTCATAGGTATACCTTTATTCCAAGCTTGTCTACCTTTATTTGCTTTACTACCTATGTAAATCTTATTATTAATTAAATTTCTTATAGAATATATTACTGAATTCATAATTAGTACCTAATTCCGTTTTTTTTCATTCAGTCTTTGTTATATCTTTTTCTTGGTATATGTATACCGTTAAATGAATTATTTGGATCTGGACTTAAGTCAGTACTAGATGCATGATATTCTGGGAACAAATTTGAATTCTTGCATAAGTATACTGACATCCTCTCAGCATAAAACTGTGCTGTACTTAATACATTATCTCTTATATAATAAAGCTCTGCTAGATCTGCTGGAGTTGAATTGTCACTAGCTTGTTTACTAATAGATTTATTTCTAAATTTAAAGTTCATAAATGGTACAGCTTCATAAACTGTATATTGAACTAGAACTGGTATAATATAATCTTCAAGTAATATTTTATAATCACCTGTAATTGGAACTGGACTAGGTAAAGCTGGATTAGCAGCCTCAACTAATTGTATCATCTTTTCATATAAAGGTGTTCCAATTGTAGATTGAATATATTTATCTTGTGTTACTCTGATTAATGGCTCAAGTACTTTACCATCAACATTATCATTGATAATAGAATTATCTCTTAAGTACTGAGATCCTATAAATATAGTTTTAGTAGCTCCTGCCATGATTATTTAATTGGATTATTTTGTAATGATTTATTAAGATCAAATATAGTATATTTCTTTAAATTTAAAGATTCATCTAAATTATTAATCTTAGCAATTTTTATAAAAGCATTTTGAATATCATTTTGCAAAGGATTAATAACAGTCGATTGCATATATTCTAACTGTTCAGTAATCTCTTGGCTTGAACCAAGTTTACCAGATGTTTCAATACCAGCAATTGCACTTGTAAATTTATGTACTTGCATGATAGTACTTGTAATAGATAATCTTAAATCTCTAAATCTCTGATCACTTGAATTAGGTTGTATCTGAACAAACTCAGGAGCTTTTTCAGCACTTTCTGCATATACCATAGTAATATCTGCAGTATTTTCAGCACCTGTCATAGTTGCTACTATATCTCTTCTTTCTTCTTCTCTTTGTTCAGCTGTAGGTATACCTGACTTATTAATAATAATCATTTGTGGTGCGAAACCATTCTGAATATTTTTTAAATGATAAGTACTAATTTCATAAGAAGTTTTAATATCATTTAATGCAGGCATATAACTTGGTAAAGTATAATAATCCATACCTGGTGAATAAGTCTTAAAGAAGATTACTTGATCAGGATTATTCTTTCTATATTCAATGTCTTCATTTTTCATGACATCATATTCAGGATAAAATACAGGATAATTATCTTTACGTCTATAGTTTAACCAATCTTTACTGAAATAGAAACCTTCTTGTTTATCTGGATTTCTTTTAGAATCACAATCATATTTTGCAATTCTCATCTTTTCATATGGAAGATGTTGAATTCTTGAAATTGTAGTAAATGATTTATCCCAAGATAACATTAAATAAAAACCATTAAAGATAACTTTATCATAAGCAACTTTAGTAGCTATCATATTTAAGTCTTCTTTAAAGTATTCATTTCTAATGAAAGCGCTATCTTCTTCAAATCCACCACCTGCTATCATATCAACTTTACGATCAATTAATACTCTATGAATTGGACTTGCATTTTGATATAAACGAATAATCTCTTGTGGGAAATCATTTTCAGGTCCGAATGAAATCCATGGATTAGCACCAAAGTATTCACTTACTAAAGGAGTACCTGTATAATAACGGCCAAAACTTTGGATTGGTGTTTTATTAAAATTTACAGTTTGTATTTCTGCCATTGTTTTTAAATTTAGTTTAAATATCTTGATTAAGATTTCCAGTATAACTTATGTATTCTGTATTTGGTACACTGTCTGTATATGCTTGACCAGGTTGAGGACTTTCTCTTAAAACTTTAACCATACCTACTTCACAAACTTCATTTTCAAATGGAGTAGACGGATCTGTTGTAAAAACAGTATAGGTATGTTTACCCGTATTCAAATAAACAATTCCATTATCTAGATCTTCTTGATTAATATCATCGACTAGAGTTAATTCAAATTGATTATATCTTAAAGGATTATTTGAAGTATCAACTATAGTTATAGTTTTAGCTTCTTTAGTTGTTTCATCTAAAATAACAATAGAATATAATGCATTATTAATTGTATTTAATTCACTTATTGTTAAATAAATCTGATTAACTCCTGATTGTAATGTTATCATATCTTTAATATTCTTTCTTATGGATTAATATAATATTTAGACACTTGTTTAAATGAAAAAGGCAGTATCGGAATGACACTGCCTTTAGATATCTCGTCCAAGTTAATATTAAACAATTGTTAAGCTATCAATATAAGCTTGAGTTGCTTCTCTTGCTGGAGTAGGTTCTTTCGCTTGTAGACCAACTGTAACACCATTCATATCACCATAAGCTTTACCAACGTTTGCAGCTGAACTAATTAAGTTAGCACCATTTTGTTCTCCAATTAAGAACCATTTACCATTTTGATCTTGGATTAAAATAGTTAATTCTTTTTGAGCTAATACATATAACAAATCTCTTAATGAAGCTTGGTATTTATGGAAAACTAAATTTACATTTTGATTCCAGAAATTAGTTCCATTTTCAATAGAGTGTTGTCCTTCTTGTGTGAATTCTGCAGCTTCTGATGTTTGTTCAAACTCATAATAAGTTTCTCCACTAACACCTGAAACAATTGCACCATCAACATTATATGTATAGCTATCATCTTTTGAAAATGACTTGATTAAGACACGTTGAACACCACCGGTGTTATCTCTACAGCCTAATGCAAATCCTTCATTAATTATACATGCCATATTTTCTTTTTGATTATTTTAATTTTTTAAAAAAGAGTGCCAGATTCCTCTAGCACTCTAATCAATATTAGTTAGATCTTACAACTAATTCAGGGAAGTAGTAACCTGTACCTAATTTAGTTTTTGAGTTAATCTTAAATGATTGTAAATCCATTGAATACCATTCATTATAAGATAAATCATCATTACCACCGAATGCTACAACGATATTTTCTTTTGCAGTTGCAATGAAAGTACCTGCTGGAACACCTGTCATACCGTTAACTGAGTGAACAGTAGTTCCGATTGAACCCGGGTGATGTAAAGATGTAATACCTTTAGATTGAGTATCATAATTAAATAAATTGATAGCTCTTAAACCTAATAAGTATTTTTGGAAATCTGCAGGAGATAAATAAATTTCTAATTTATCTAAAATTTCAGAAGGTGCTGCAGCAACGATTGAATCAATATAAGCAACTGCAGTAGAAGAAGTAATAGCTACTCTTGTAACTGTAACTTCACCTGTTAATGCAGCAGCATTATAGATTAAACCATTACATAAATCTAAGTTACCTGTAACACCAGATGTTACAGTATCACCTTGCCAGATAATTTTATCTAATTCAATAGCGATAGATTCCATTTTATTTGCAGTGAAAACTTCTCTGAAAGTACCTAATGACTCAGTGTCATACGCTCTTTCCATTTCATAATCATAGTAGAATCTTTTTAAATCATCTAAACAGATTGATTGTGCAAATGTGATTGGACACATTGTAATAGAACCTTGAGCCATGATAGTAGAACCTGCATCTGTATTATTACAAAGTGCGTTAGTTCCAACCATTGTTGACTTAACGAAATTTAATTTGTAAGTGTCACCTAAAACACCATACTTCTTAGTTACTAAGTCACCTTTAATAGTGTTTGCTTGTAACACGATTTGCTTTGCTAAACCAGAACTAATCTCGTCTGTGTAAGCTGTTAACGCTGATACGTCTAATGCCATAATTTTAAAATATTTTTATTTTTTATTTGTTATTTCTTGTACTTTAGATAGGAAAGTATTATCTTTTCTATTTTCAGCCTTTTCAAATTTTCTTGTATCTAATGAAGGAGTTGCTGGAGCTTTCTTTAATTTCTCAAAAGATTCTTTAGTTGAATT